CAGGGGGAGGAGGCTAGATCGGCTCCGGGCCGTCGATCTTGCGCACGTTCCGAGCCTCGACGCGCAGCTCCTCGTCCGTCTCCGGTGTCGGCTGGCCGGCGGTCACGCCTGCGACCGTGTAGGCCTCGTTCGGCGTCGGGTCCACCTTGATCCCGCGCATGCCGAACTCCTCCTCGGCGTCGACGCGCTCCTGCAGCTCCTCCTGGCCGACGTCGTCACCTTCCTCGGTCGGGCCGAGCGTGTTGACGTCCTTGGCCTCGACGACCGGCGGGCCGGACGCCGCCTGACGCTTCTGCTCGAGCTTCTGCTCGACGGCCGACTCGTCAGGTGCCTCGCGTTGCTTGCTCGCGAACTCGTTGTCGTCCTTCTTCGCCATGTGATCCCCTCCTTATCAGGTGGCCGGCGAGAGCAGGAGGCCCCACGGGGAGCGAGCTGCCTCTGACGGCTGGTCGTAGTTGATGGCGTTGGAGACCTGGAACGCGGCGCGGAAGACGACGCGCATGGCCACCATGTCCTGCTGGGCGAGGTTGTAGATGATCGCCCCGGTGTTGTCCTGGATGACCGCCTGGTCGAGGATCTTCCAGGTGATGTCCTGCCGGATGGCGATGATCCCCTGGGTGAAGTCGCCCATGATCATCTCGGCCGCGGAGACGCCGGTCGGCCAGAGGCCCCGCATCGGGTACTCGACGGTCTCGCCGTACACCTCGGACGCGCTGACCTCGGTGTTGGAGTCGCCCTGGGCGTTGCGGGCACCGCGGAGGCGGCCCCTCATCGTCCGGTTGGCGATGACCCCGTTGACGTCGAAGCCGTCCGTCTCGACGAGCGCCATGACCTGGTTGATGTCCTCGGCGATGCCACCTGCCGCGGCGTTGTTCGTCCCCCGGGCGTAGGTGTTGCCCGCCGCCGAAGCGATGGACACGATGGAAGCCGGCCACGTCGACGGCTTGTTGACGCCGAAGAAGATGGCCGCGTCGAGCGTGCGACCGATCGCCTCCACGATGAGGGGCTTGGACTCTCCCCAGATGTCGTAGTCCGCGTCGTCCAGGACCGCGTCCGGGACCGGCACGATGGTGGCGATTTCCTCGGCCTCGAGGAACTTGTTCGCCCAGTTGACCTCGGTCGTCTGCTTCAGACCGGTGTCACCGTTGACGAAGTACGCGATCGGAAGCGCTGAGAGGACCGGCATCCTCTGCTGCTTGCTGGACATGTTCGGCGCCCGGCGGAACAGCGTCAGCGCTCCCGATTGCTGAGGGACATTCTTGAGAATGTCGCGCGTCACATCTTCCGGGATCAACGCGGCTGCGTCGGTCCTTGAGATGACGTTATTGTAAGCCACAGGAACTCCTGTTCACTTTGAGTTGGCAGTCGATCCCGTGCTTACTAGCGGGACCCGACCTTTACCGGCCCGCGGCCGCCCGAATCGCTCGGTTCACGGCTGCGTTTCCGCCGACCGGCTCGCCCGCGTTGAGCACGGGGCCACCGGAAGGTGGGACCTGTCCGACGAGGTGTCCCTCTGCTGTGGCGAGGTCACGAAGAGCCTTCTCGACCTTCGTTTCGTCTGTCAGCGTGAGGGGGTCCACGTCGGTGTACGCCCTGATCGCCTGCATCGCGCGGTCGGGACGGTTGAAGTTCAGCTCTCGCGCCTTGGACGTGATGACCGTGGACGCGTCGTTCTCGGCCTGCGCCTTCTTCAGCGTGGCGTTCTCCGACTTGAGCTGGTCGTTCTCCTGCTGAAGGGTCGGCACCTTGGCCGCGTCCTTCTTGACCTCCTTCAGCTCGTTCTCCGTCGTCCGCAGCTTCTCGTACGCCTTGGCGACCTCGGACGTCGCGTCCTTGGTCTCCACAGGAGCAGGAGGTGTCGCTACGGGTGCCGGAGCACCGGGGTTGGCAGGGTCCGGCTTCGGATCACCCGAGCCGCCACCCTTGTCCTCCTCATACACTCGATGGAACTTGCCTACGAGCATCTCGCTCGCTCCTTTCGCGCCAGCATCTCGCTAGCTCTTGACTACCCGGTCCGCGTTCGGGCGGGCTGTGCTACGTCTTTTGCCGGGCTGCAGAGGCAGTCGGCCTGGGTCCTGGACGCCCTTGTCTGCGGCGTCGTCCTTTTGCCTGTCGAGCTGGGACTGATCGATGTTGCTCTTGAATTGGAACTGCTGTTGCATACGCTCCAGCGCCTGCTGCTCCTCTTCCTCGATCCTGTCCATCTCGTCTTGGACTCGGTCCGGACCCCAAGTTGGGTTGTTCTCTTCCATCGCCGATCTGCGCGAGAGAATCTTGGCGTTGACCTCTGTGACGATCCGACGGCTGCGGCTTTCCTCGTCCTCCGGCAGGTTGCCGTTCCGTTTGAACACCGGGAACTTGTCGCCGTCGAGTCCCTTCCATGCGACTCCGCATCCCCCAGCCCCGATTGGCAGTGCTTCCAGTTGCCACGCGAGCTTGAGAATCTCGGGGATGTACTCGTCCCACTTCTTGGCCTTGCCTTGGGCGGCTAGCACGGAGTCGATCAGGCGCGCTTTGTACCCTGGCCCGGTCTCGGCTGACTCTGTGTGCCTCCCGATCAGCTGCGGAGCCATCCGCGCTCGTGTCAGGATTGTGTCCGTCAGGTCGCCCTTGTACGCGATCAGTGCCTCGGCGTCGAACTCCCACTCGACCTGCGCGAGGTCGTTCTTGATCTTGGTGGGGTCTTGGTCTACCTCGGTCGCGATGATGATTTCCGCGCCTCGCGGTAGCTGCCCTCGCGATGTCAGGAAGCGCTCGGGGATGATGACTCGCTGCTTGGCTGTGAGCCTGGCGTTCTCCTGGCCGATGTTCGCTATCTCGTTCAGCGCCAGCAAGAGGCTCGCGATGCCCTTGTAGTCGCTCCCGCCGATCCTGACGTCCTTGCCGCGCTTGTTGATCAGCCGGCCACCGAGCATTGGCAGGGGGTGCAGCCACTGAGGCCTCAGCTGGGCTGTCTCCTCCCTATCCCCAAGCGGTACCTCGTTGCCCTTGAGAGCCCCACCGATGCCCGTGAAGTAGAGTCGGTTGAGCACGACCCCTTCTGAGTGCACCTCGAGGTAGACCCAAATCTTGTTGCTGTCACCGTCGATTTCCAGCCAGCTGACGAACGCGACCGCTGCCAGCCGCTGGCCGATGAAGTATGGCACCACGTTCATCCGCGAGTGCCACTCGATGAAGACCCTTCCCAGCATTGGCACCGAGAGCAGTCGGTACCAGACCTCACCTTCGGAGCTTGACAGTTGCTCGGCCCAGTGCAGCTCGCTGGGAAGATTGTTGTCGTCGACGAACTTCTCCAGCTCGTCCACGTTGCTCTTTTGGATCGGCTCGAACTCCGGCTCCTCGCCAAAGAGCAGGTCGGCCCATGTCTCGGGAATGCGTGCACCGAGTGAGTCGATGATGAAGTCCCGTGAAGTCTCGTACTCCTCGTCCCACCAGTTGGGCTTGAGCTTCTTGGTGTCGCTCTCCCGAATGGCCTGGTACAGCGCCAGACTGTCCCTCTGTGCATAATCCACAGGAGGAAACTCGCGGGCGTTCTCGATCTTCCTGAGCAACTCCTCGGCGAGTAGAAGGCTCATGCCACCTGCTCCTTTGTCGGTCGGAGGCGCTCCTCAGCAGCCTTCTTCTTGGCCTCTTCATCCAGCTGCTCGATCAGCATCCTGTGGGCGATGGCGAGCCTGAATGCCCCCGCGATGAGAGCATCCACCGCGTCGTCGTTGCCCTTCTCGATAAGGTCGGGGTTGGTTTCCTTCTGCTGCACGGTTTGCAGTTGGTCAACCAGCAGCTCGTTGGTCGGGTCGATGGAGAGCACCCGTGTCGTCTCGCCCAGCCACGATCGCTTCATCAGCAGCCGGAGGTACTTGATGCAGAGCTGCTTGTAGTCCTTGAAGCTGACCGGTGTCAGGGACGGTCGTCCGACCCTCTGGACGGCGTTGTGCTTGCCCATCTTGTTCTCGAGCATTCGAGCGGTGGTGCGGGCGGACTGGGCGAAGCTGCTGTCGTACCGCTCCTCCTGCCACCATCCCAGTCGCATATATGACTTCTGGGAGTCGAAGATGTCGTCAGCGATGTCTTCCAGGTCCATGCGAGATGAAACAACCATTCCTGGCGGGACGTGAATGCCGCCTCGCTCGCTGTGAAAGATTGGCACGTGGACTGTCTGCCAGTCTCCAAAGTCGATGCCTCCGTAGAACTTGCTGTCGATCGCCACGAGCGGGAACTTCCGCATGGTCTTGCCCAGCTCCGCTGCCGCCTGAACGTGATTGTGGTCGAACGTCCAGAGGCCGGGCGGGCGGATGGTCCAGTCCCCGTGGCGGTACTGCGCGTACGTTATCGGGTCGAGCAGCGACAGCGATTGCTCGTACGTCTCCTGATCGAGGTGTGGGTTGTCCTCGAGACGTGACGGGATGAATACTCGCTCGGGGGATCGTCCATCGACGAATCGCTTCTTGACCCAGACATGACCAGACCCACCCGGGTTTGCTGCGGCTCGTGCTCGAATCGGAACTGCACTGAGCGGCCCCGAATCCGGACGACGAAGTCGGCTGTTGAGGTAAAGATAGTCATCCTCCTCGAACTGCGTCAGCTCATCGAACCCCACGAACTGGAACTCCGCCGACTGGTAGCGGAATTTGTCCTTTGGCCTTTGCAGGAACCCGAACGTCAGTTTGGCACCGCTCGGGAAGGTGAATTCCTTGTCGTTGTCGTTCCACTTCGCGTCGGTGCCTGCCAACCACTCCTCGGCCCGGCTCATGATCGCTCCTGGAAGCGACAGGTCGGTGTATGTCTTACGGAAGAGGATTGCGGCGTAGCCCGGGACGTCGACGTATTGCAGCGCGGCCATAATGAGCGCGTCTGACTTGCCCCCGCCTGCGGCGCCACCGAAGAATGCCTCGCGGCATGAGAGCCACAGGAAGGCGTGCTGTCGCGGCGTCGGAACGTGTGGAATGTACTGGGACCACGGAATGTCAATTGCTGTCGCGGTCATGACGACTTCTTCTCATCCCGCTTGGCGAAGTCCAACCGCTCCTTGGCGTACACGCCGCCCCCGGTGATGGCAGCAACGATGATGGCCCCGAAGTATTCCTGCCACTGGTCAGGGTTGAAGATGTCGAAGATGCCGATCGCCAACAGGCTACCAAAGAACGCGACGAGGCTCGCCCAGAGGGCCACTTCATGGCTCGGCTTGCGCGGAGGAGGCTCCGGCCTGGGCTTGTGTAGCGTTGTCATCCCCGACAGGTCAGTTCTGGTTGAGCGGGTTTTGGCTCTGGGCCATGAGCGCCGCTGTTTGCAGTGCTCCGGACTCGGCCAGGATGTTGGCCACTTCCATGGCCCGCTCGTCGTCGGTCGGGACGACCACGTCGGCGTTGAGGTTGATCATGCCGCTGACCTCGGAGGTCTGCTTGGGCTTGCCATAGACCCGATCGAGAGCGCTGTCCACAGCCTGGAGTCGGGTTCGGTGGTCTGGGCTCCACTCGATGCGAGCGCTTCGTCCGTTGCCCACCACAGTAGGTTTTGTGGCTAACAGGGCCTCGCGGATGGGAGCCAACCATTCCGCCATCTCGTTCTCGATCAGTTCTCGGAGTACCTCGTTTGGACGAGGCTTCCTGGGGCGCCCGGGATGATTGACGTCTCCGCCGAACTCGCCGATCCCCCACCGCTTGCGGAACTCGGACGGGACGTGAGCGAAGCACCACTTGGCGCGGTAGATTTTCTCGGTGTCATTTACCGTCTTGTACACGAGGTACTGGCCGTTGGGGCACTGGGTCCCGTCGAGCAGGATTTCGTTGCACCGGCCGCGACCGTACTTGCGACGAATCCGCTCTCGATGTTTGGCTTTACGTTTGGCCTCAGGTGTGCCACGACGCTGCTTTTGCCGTTCCGACCGTCCCGCAGAGTCATTTGGAAGGCCTTGGGCCTTACGATCTAGCCGTCG